TAAACCTCCATCTCATAGAGCACTTCATACAATTCTTCCGAATCAATGAATGTTTCTGTTTTTGTATAATAAATCTCGTGCTGAGAAAGCACTGTCTCCACCTGTTCTTCCAATTCCGGCTGCTTTTTGTCTGTGTACAATTCAATGTCCAGTTGTTTGCAACTGAAATATGCCAAATTATCCGCAGAAAATGTATTCTCGCCGGGAGATAAAAACAGCAGAAAAGGCGGTGCAGGGCTTTCGCCCTCGGCAAAATGATGGTAGGCGAAAGGCAGTCCCATTTCTTCCATCATTTCTGCGACTTGTTCGTAGGTCATGACAAAGCCCCCTCAATCAAATGCTCCAGCAACTGCACACCGTTTTCTTCCGCAGGAGCAATATGCGGTTTGCCGGATATCCGACCACCGCCACGCTTGGCATGTCCCTTTTCCAAAAGGTGTGCCAGTTGATATCTGTTTTTAGAATGTACTGTCATCTTCAAAGAGTGACTGTTTTCGCCAGTCTTTTTCGTTGCCCAACTTTTTGCATATTTTCCAGTGTCCCTCGGAGCATTGGCGGAGATTTCGTTTTTCACTTGTGTGGCAGATTTCCGGACAGCCTTTTTCATGGCGGTATCTGCAAGGTCTGCATACTCCTGCAAGCCCTGCATGATTTCTTCTGCAAGATTGTCAATACTGGTCATTTTGTCCTGCCTTTCTGGCTTCTGCAGCAAGTTTCAGATAATCCCTGTGCAGATAATCCGGTGTAACACTGTTGATGTTGTATATGACATCCCGAAACAAGATTCGGTTGCCTGTTACAGACGGCAGCCAGTTTCGACTTTGCCGAATGAGAAATTCCAGCGTTTGTGTCTCTTTGGTCACACCAGCATCCGTATGCTCCACAGAATATTTCAAAGTCACTCTTGCCCAGCAGGAAAAAGCTTCATCCCACACAGCAGTGTGATTGCCGATTTCATCGGTAACCACACGATTCTCCAGAAAGGTGATTCGCTGGTTCAGAGTTCCAATTTCCATCAAATCACATCCTCTCTCTGTGCAAATAAAATCGACCTGAGATTCAACGTTAGCTTTTGATAATCAGGATTGCTTCGATTTTCATAAAGATACCCAAGTGCGAAAAGCATCGCAGTCCGCACGATATCTTCATTTTCAGCAAGTGCTGATTCGTCCATTCTGCCAACGTCCATTACAAGATTTTTCGCTGTAGAAAGAAGATTCTGAATCAGACTATCATCCTCCTCATAATCCACTCGCAGATAATTTTTCGCCTCTTTCAGCGTAATCATAGCATCACGCTTTCTTGATAGTGAGTGTCTTGATCGCTTCCGGGAGAATCAGCTTGCCGTCCAAACGCTGACTTGCAAGGAAACCAACCTGTCCGGTCATGGCAAAGAGTTCATTCAGTCTCTTGAAAGAGCGTCCCTGTCTGTCAGCTACCCAGTAATAACTAAAGTCGCCGAATGCCATGCACTTGTTGCCAGCCTTGATTTCCAGCACATAACTCGATGTTTTGTAAGGGCGATTGAGGATTGTATCAGGAACACCAGCCTGCACAGACGGACTCCAGATGTAGTTTCCTGTGTTGTCCTTCAACTTTCGAAGTGCCTTCACCGTGGAATCGTTGAGTACCCATACCGCCTTCTTGCGGTACGGACTTCTGAGGGAGTAGAAGAGTTCCATCACATCATCAAACGTGATGCTTGCACCTGTGGTGGAAGTGCCGTCTTCCGCACCGCCTGTAGCATTGAAAATGCCGGTCGGTTTTCCCTTGCCGTCACCAACGAAGAAAGCCTCTTCTTCTTTTGCACCAATACGGCGTGCAAACTCCTTTGCAATGTAAGATGGCAGGTCAAATACAGAATCATTGAGAAGTTCTTCGGAAATTTTGATTGCTGTTCCCAGCTTATATGCGGAAAGCGATGCCTGTCCGAACGTATCATCAGAGAGAGAATACTGCTGTTCTTCGTCCATCCAGACAGCCTCGCCCTTGGAAGTCACAATCGGAATCTTGCGGTCGCCGTTGGAAGTTTTGATGACCGTTGCCATCTGGCGGAAAATGCTCTCTTCCTCCAATGCTTCCACCAGTTTTCGTTCAAACTCATCCGGCACAAGATAACCGCCCTCTGCGTCTGTGCCAATGTGCAAATCGTCATGGACATCGATCCAGTTACGATTTCTGACGCTGTTCCAGAATGCCTTCTTGTAAGTGTCGCTTGCTGTACCTGTCTTTTCCATTACGTCTGGTGTGGCAGGCTTGCCGAGAACAGGAGTGGAAGTTGCTTTGTTCATTTCAGCTTCAATTTCAGCCTGTCGTTCCAGACGCTGAATTTCCTTGCCAAGGTCAACAATCGTCTGTTCCATCGCATCGTAGGTCTTGGAATCTTCCTCACTGAGAACGCCGTTTGCATTTCGCTTGCTGTCGAGAAAGTCACGTGCTGTATCCCAAGCCTTCTTTCTCTTTTCTCTGAGTTCTTTAATCGTCATAATCAATTCCTCCAATCAATATTTCAAAAGTGACAGCCTTTTTTCAAGCTGGTCAATCGGTGTGCCTTTGACAGGTTCTGCTGATGCAGATACTTTGGATAAGAATGCAGATAGATTCTTCAATTTGGAATAGGTCATTGCGGTCAAAGAATCTTCTTTTTCAGTTTTCTCCTCATCAGGTTCTTTCTTATCCGGTTCAGTTCCCTTTTCGGGAACGGACTTTTTATTATCTGCAAACAGAATCCCGTCTACAAACCCCATTTCATGAGCCTTTTTTGCATTGAGCCATGTTTCATCGGACATCAGTTTTGCGATCTTGTTTCGGCTGAGATGAGATTTGGTTTCGTAGGCGTTGATAATGCTCTCTTTGACTTCATCAAGCAAGATGATAGCCTTTTCCATATCAGATTTATTTCCCATAGCACAAGTGCTGGGGTCGTGGATCATCATTAGGGCAGTTGGTGCAATCAAAGTTTCATCGCCTGCCATTGCTACAACTGATGCGGCAGAGGCTGCAATACCGTCAATTTTTACGGTGACCTTGCCTTTATGATTTTTCAGCATGGAATAAATCTGACTTGCGGCAAACACATCTCCGCCTGGACTATTCAGCCAGACTGTCAGATTTCCACTTACTTTTGAAAGTTCGTCACGGAAAAGGGCAGGTGTGACCTCATCGCCCCACCAGGTATCTTCTGAAATAGGGCCATTAAACAAAAGCTCTGTTTCCGATGTATCTTCGTTTTGGATAAAGTTCCAAAATTTCTTCATTTGGTTTTTTCCTCCTTTTCTGAATTTTGATTTGCAAATTTTCCCGCTTCAGAAAGTTTTGTAAAGCTGCCATTACACAAGTAAAGATTACCACCTTCTTCCTCAGAAAGCATATTCATATCTTCCAGTTCACGAATATCGTTAGCAGACATCCAGCCGTTCTGACGTGCTGTAGCATATCCCTGCATACGGGAAGCATAATCGCCACGCAAAAGTCCGTCTACATTGAACTTCACGAAATACTGACCTTTTTCAGAATCAGAAAGAAGTGCTTTTTGTAAGGACTGCTCCCAGCGAACGATCCAAGGGTCAAGGCTGTATTTCACGAAATCAAGGGATAAATGCTCTACGTTACTGAATGTTGCGTGGTCAAGGTCACCGATCATATGAAGCGGCACTCTGTACATTCTTGCAATTTCCTCAATCTGAAATTTTCTGGTTTCCAGAAATTGTGCTTCATTATTCGGAATTGCAATGGGTGTGAACTTCATGCCCTCCTCTAAAACTGCGACCTTGTGAGCGTTTCTTCCGCCATAGGCTCTTTGCCAAGCATCACGCACACGTTCCGGATTTTTGATTACCCCAGGGTGTTCTAACACGCCACTTGGTGAAGCACCATTTCCGAAAAACGATGCCCCATATTCCTCACAGGCAATAGAAATGCCGATTGCATTTTTCGCAAGTGCAATCGGCGAATATCCAACCAGTCCGTCAAATCCTAAACCCGGAATGTGCAGGACTTCATCAGCATAAAGAACGATGTCGCCCTGTTCTTTCAGATTCGGATTTGCCTCATCGTAACGGCTGTAAATATATATCAGGCGGTTTTTCTCATCACGGTCAACCTTCATTTTGTCAGGCATCAAAGGGTATAGCCCTAAAACATCACCTCTGCCGTTTCGGATAATCTGTGCATAGGCATTGCCGTAAATCAGCAGATGTGACATTAAGGTTTCTCGGAAAACAAAAGAAGTCATTTCAGGATTTGGCTGGTCGTGGAGTAAAAAATAGAGCGGATGCTGTGGCACTCGCTCTTTTCCGCTATCGTTGTATTTGTACACATGAAGCGGCAGCTGTGCAATTGCTTCTGACAGAACCCGCACACAGGCATAGACCGCAATATGCTGCAAAGCTGTTCTATCGGTGACTCTTTTTCCTGCATTGCTTCTGCCGAAAAAGTATGTGTATGATGGACTGTCGTAACTATTGGTAGGCTTGTCTCTGGACTTGAATAGTCCGCTGAAAATCCCCATAAAATCACGCTCCTTATTATAATATCAGCATCTCTCTCGTATCATAAACCGACTCATCCGAAACACATCCACAGCGAATTGCACGGTCAAGAGCCATAATCATGGCAACCGCACCGTCAATTTTCTCTGTGGATTTTTCTTTGTCCGGTTTGATGTTTCCGGCAGGGTCACGGCGAATGAAGATGTTGTCCATCATCCACCTCAAAACAGGATGTCCATTGTGGGCAAGCGTCTGTTCCAAGGTCAGTTTCATCAATTCCTTAGTCGGTGGTGACATATCTTTATATCCTTGCCCGAACTGCACCATCGTAAATCCAAGCCCTTCCAGATTCTGTGACATCTGCACAGCACCCCAACGGTCAAATGCAATCTCTTTGATATGAAATTTCTGTCCCAGTTCATCGATGAAGTTTTCGATAAAACCATAGTGAACCACATTTCCCTCAGTGGTTTTCAGATATCCCTGACGTTCCCAAATATCATATGGAACGTGGTCACGTCTTACTCTAAGGGGCAAAGTTTCCTCCGGCAGCCAGAAGTAGGGCAAAACATAATAATGCTCATCTTCATCTGTTGGAGGAAATACCAAAACAAAAGCTGTAATATCCGTTGTAGAGGAAAGGTCAAGTCCACCGTAGCAGATTCTTCCTTCGAGTTCGGATTCATCAAAAGCAACCTTGCATTTGTCCCACTTTTCCATCGGCATCCAACGCACAGCCTGTTTTACCCATTGATTGAGTCTTAGCTGCCGAAACGCATTTTCCTCGCCGGGAGTCTCTTTTGCAGAATTACACGCCGCCACCACCTTATCCATGCCGATGGTCTTATCCAGACTTGGATTTGCTTTTTTCCAAACCTTTGGGTCAGTCCAGTCCTCGGATTCATCTGCACCATAAATAACCGGATAGAAAGTCGGATCATGCTTTCTGCCTTCCAGAATGTCTTTCGCCTTTTGGTGTACTTCATAGCAGATTGAATTTGTGTCTGTGCCGGCTGTGGTAATCAGGAAATACAAAGGCTGCATTCTGGCATCGCCGGAGCCTTTGGTCATAACATCAAAGAGCTTTCGGTTCGGCTGCGTGTGAAGTTCATCGAACACGACCCCATGGATGTTGAAGCCATGTTTGGAATAAGCTTCAGCGGAAAGTACCTGATAAAAGCTGTTTGTTGGTGTGTATACAATTCTTTTTTGTGCAGTAAGTATCCGGACTCTTTTCATCAAAGCCGGACACATACGAACCATATCTGCGGCAACGTCAAAAACAATCGAGGCTTGCTGTCGGTCTGCGGCACAACCATAGACCTCCGCTCGCTGTTCTCCGTCACCACAAGTTAATAGCAGAGCGACGGCAGCTGCAAGCTCACTCTTGCCATTTTTTTCGGAATTTCAATATATGCTGTATTAAATTGCCGATAGCCGTTCGGTTTCAAGATTCCGAACAAATCACGGATAATCTGTTCCTGCCAGTCCAGCAGTTCGAATTTCTTTCCTGCCCATGTGCCTTTGGTGTGGCTGAGGCATTCAATAAAAGAGACAGCATAGTCTGCCGCCTTTTTGTTATACTTGGAATCCTCCGCCATAAAACGGGCCGGTTTAAATCTTGCCATTGTTCTCACCTCCAAACAAAAAAGACCTGCCAAAAGCAAGTCTGCATCATTTATTTTAACGCCCTCAAGGGGCAGTTTTGTAATCGAGATTCCATTCCCATTGTAACCATATTACCATACAAATTCAAAGATTGCAAGCGGCTAAATGAACAGAAAAAACGCCGAAATTTCTGTGATTTCTTGTGTATCATACACGAACCCAAATCAGGTGTACGACCACCAGAGCCTTTCGGCTCCGGATTGTGGGATTCGGTTTTGGATGAATTAGTTGTACTGTTTCAGCAGGATCGCCAGTGCAGTTTTGGTTTTCTCATCCTCCGGCGGAATATCCATGCCCCGGTCGAAATTGAACACCGTTTTGCCATTCCGCCGCAGGGAGATTTTCGAGGCTCTCCCTTCCTCATATCCAAAAGTGGAAGGCTCCTCATAATGTTTCACCCAGTAGTGAAAAATGCTCGTTCCTACCTGAATTGTTCCTTCTGTCCACATTGTTTTTTCCTCCAGTTTTCGTTGTTTTTTCCTCTTGGCATGATGTATATTACCATAACCGCCGAGAGAAGTCAACGAAATTTCCGGCATATTCTGCACAAAGAGGAAGGCAGAAAATTGTGTATGATACCAACCAAAAAGCAAGCCCCACGTTGCCCTGTGTAGGGCGTTTGTGAGAAAGGAAAAACCACTCGGAGGAAACAAAACTACGCCGGACAGGGGCAACACAGCGGCTGTACGAGCCGCAGCCTCCTTGATTCAGGGGCTGCTTGGAGCGTGCAGGAAAGCTTATCGTGTGATTTTGAAATCGCCGTAGTAGAAATGGTTTTTCCTGATGTAATCCGTCATCCAGTTTTCGGCTTTTTCAAAGTCGTCAAACTCTTTGATCACCAGCCATTCCTGCTTGCCGGGGGTGTAAATGTGAATCCCATTTTCCACCCTTTCGGTTGCTGTTCCTGTTACCGTCAATGCTTTTACTTTCCATGTTTTTGCCATTGTGTGTTCCAGCCTCCTAAAATCCTGTGTCGGCATACCCGTTCGCCTCGGGCAGCATCCTGCCTCGGCTCAGGGCATCCGTTTTTTTGTTTTTCCCTTGCGGTAACTGTATATTACCATACTTTCGGAGGGATAGCAAGCCGCTAAACGTACAGAAAAAGCGATGGAATTTCGGCACTTTCTTGTGTATCATACACCAACGAAACAAGAGCCCTTGTGCCGCCCTGTGTGGGGCATTTGTAGGAAAGGGAAAACCACTCGGAGGAAACAAAACTACGCCGACAGGGGCAACACAGCGGCTGTACGAGCCGCAGCCCCTTTCGGGGCTTTGGTCTTGGGTTGTGGGTTTTGGATTACCGTCCGGTCTGGCACTCCCATTCAAATTCGCAGGCTGCCTCGTACTCCTCATCGAAAAGGGCATCGTCATCGATTTCCTTTTCCGTAAAGTCGATGCTGTCGATTTCCTCAAAGGTCGTTCCGTTTTCCTCGGCATCTGCCTTTGCAAGGCTTTCTGCGTTTTCCTCAACCCATGCGGTGAATTCCTCGTTGTCCATCCTGTCCTCGTTTTCAATCTCCAGTTCGTATTCGTAGTCCGCATCGAACCAGATGATGACCGCCTTTGTGATTTCGGTTCTTTCGTTCCAGTCCGTTCTGTTTGCCTTTGCTCTTGCCTTTGCGATTCCGTATGCTACCATTGTGTTTTTCCTCCAAATTTCGTGGTTTTTTGGTTGTTTTCCCTTTCGGTAACTGTATATTACCATACCTTTCGGCGTATAGCAAGCGGCTAAATGTACAGAACATAAGGTGTTGTTTTTGCTGTATATTTGGTAGATCTGACACTGGATAAACTTGCTTTTCTATGGTAAAATACAGTACAATGGAAAAGGCATCTCGGAAAATCGCAGCCACCAACCAAGCCCCGCACAGTTCGCCTGTGTGGGGCTGATTTTGACTTTGGGCAGTTTTTCGACAAGTGCTCTGAAAGCCCACACAGGGCAAACAGGGCGGTTACATGGGAAACTTTCGGTGCATTACAGACAGGATTTTCTCCCGTTCCTCCGTGGAAACGCCGATGCTTTCCAGTGCCTGCCGAATTCCGCAGTCCGGGCAAATGGGCGTTTGGTTGTCCGTTCTGGAAAGTGCCGGCACACCGGAGTAGGGTTTTCCGCAGAGTGGGCAGACTGCCGAAACTGACTTATCCGTTTTCATGGTGGTACACCTCCCGTTCGCTGATGTCCATGGCTTTCCGCAGGTGTTTCAGGTCAAAGCCGAACTGACGGTATCCGTCCACACAGGTGCGGATGTAGGCAGAAGTGGGGATTCCCAGTTTCCGTTCCTCGTGCATGATATACACAAAGGCAGTCAGCTTTTTCCCGGTTTCTGCAAGGGGAAGTTCCAGTTCCGTTTTGTAGTAGAAATGGGGATACCCCT